GGTTGGTTGTAGTTATTGTAACAGCCATGTTGTACCTCTATTAGCTCATAGTTAGAGTAAAAGTAGTGGTTAGAGTGTCATTTGCACCTTTGTTAACGACAGGGAACACAACTCTATCTAACATCTTTCCTGCGGTAAGATGGTTATATATAGCAGCTTCTTTAATACCACCAGTACTTTCACCTGGTAGGAATGTATAAGCAAGAGTTAGTACTTTTGTTCCATTAGTGTGATTGTAGGTAGCCACTCTTCTAGCGCCTAGTGGAGTTTGGATGCCAGTTTGGGTAGCAGCAACGGCTAAGTCATTAGTGCCAAGTGCAATGTAATTGGCGGCAGCAGGTCTTGTTGCATCAAATATCGCATCAGCGATCATATCAAAGCCACCATTGACAATAAGGTTGTCCTTATGTGTAGTTTCTACTTCGCCATTCTCTTTCGTAAGTGTCATGGTGAAAGCGCCATGCATTTTTAAGTTTAAATTTTCCATTTATTATGATACCTTTAATAAGTTGTAACCAGAATTGGTTGGTGGTGGTATGGATTTTGCAGACATAACAGAGTCGTTAGCCTGCATATTAGCAATAAATAATCTTCTTACTGAACTGCTTTGAGAAATACCCACAGCAAGTAGAGCGTCGGGTACTATCTCGTAAGATACCTCTAGAATATGCTCTGCAGGGTTGCTGACCCCAGAAAGCAAGGGAGTTAGTATAAATTTTTGTTGTGTGTAGTCATAAGTTAATTGTAAGAACGAGCCTGCTAACCCTTCTAGTCTAATTACCTCAAAAGACTCAACACTGGCAGTAGGACGTACCCAGAATATCATAGAGAACTCTTTAGGAATATCGACGTTGGTGTACTCTAAGGGATCCACTCCAGTTCTGAGAAGGCCAGAAGAGAATCTACCTCTAGCTGGGAGGCCAGCAAACGTATTAGCGTTAACTGGGGCAGTCTCCCCCGGAAACACAGCCACTGGAGGTGGTTCAGGAGCAAGACCATTAATGCTAGTAGTTGTATCGTGGAATCTCCAAGACTGTACTTCGGAAGCAGGCTTCGGAGTACTATAGGCTATCTCCATCCTAACATCGCCAATACTGTCTACGAATTCTATTAGCCAGGGTCTCAAACTCTCTGTACTGTACCAACTAAAGGTAGCCGTATTCCACGTTTCCAAATCCTGCTTAACTACATTCTTTTTTGAGACAACTGTATTTTGTGCAGTGTACACGTCAGGCAAGGTAACTTCAGTTAAGTATTCTCCACTTAGTTTACCAAATTCTGATACTAACTTTCCGGAGTCTACTACTAAGTCTATCTTAACGCCAGCCCATTGACCTGCAGGTGTTTCCGGCGTACTCTCAAAACTTCTAAGCCCAGTGAGTTCATTCTGTGAATATATTGCATTCATATCCTTAGGTTGAGCAATTTCAGTAGTAGTGAAGGATGCCTTGTCTGACTTAGACCCTAAGGAGTTAAGCGCCTTAATAAGGAATTTTCTAGTTCCTCTCCCACCGTAAGGTACGGAGTAGGTAGTAGAGTTTACTACAGATACTAGTGTAGATTGCTCCCATAAGTCTCCTTCTCTTATTTCGTATCCTGTAAGGTACGGGTCCGGAGAGGGTCGCCAAGCAAAGTCTAGTCTACCAAGTGCTTGCACACACGAAAATCCAAGTACTCTAGGTACAGAGGGGAGAATTACATGAACTCTACTAGCGACTTTACTAAGATTGCCACTTGTATCTATGGATCTAATGAGGAAATCCTTATCCACATTGTACTCTTCAATAGTAATTACTGCTCTATTAGCTGTAAGTAAGTCGATTGCTACAGAGTTTTCCCAACCAGTTCCGTACCTTAATTCGTACCCATGTAGGTCCAGATCAGTTACTGGGTCCCAGGATAGTACTACGCCGGTTTTGCTCATTGCATATTTAAAGTTTTTAACGTTTGCAGGGGGGGCAGTCTTACCCAACACTTTAACTACCGCAGACTCTACAGCAGGGGACGAACGGTTGAATGAATTTCTAGTAGACACCTTGAAGGTGTACGACCCCGTAGGTGCGTTAAGTAGTTCTATATAAGAAGTTGGGCATTCTCTATCTAGTAGGGTCCAGTTATTATTACCGATCTTGTAGTGTACAGAATAACTTACTGCGCCTTCTACGTCTGGCCAGTCAAACTGTACTTTATTATATACTGTACCAGCCACTACGTATAAGGACTCTTCTATGAGCATTTTCGTAAAGTCTGTAATAGACTTTGGACTGAGAGACAGATTAGATGTTTTCTTCTCTTCGAATGGTATGTCTCTTTCTACATAGTCATACTTCTCTGCCGAGTGCTTTATAGCACTTACATCGTAGACACCAGAATCTGTATTCTCTACTATAGATAGTACTTTGAATGTAGCAGGCTCTACCAGTGCAGGTATGCGAGCTACCCATAAACTGTTAGGTGCTGGGTATACGTCATCAAACACCGGAGCCACAGTTACTACATTCCCGTCTACTTTAAGTACCTCTTTTTCTTCGATCGCATTAATATGGCGCTCTACTTTAGAAGGACTTAATGTAGTATCATCCGGTAGAGTTTCCACTACTAATTTTTTTATCTCAACTAGTATGAAACTACCTACAGGGACGGATATCTCCGAGTCTAGTTCAACAGTATTGAAAGTCGAGGAAACTACTCTACCTCCCAACCTACTAGATACTTTGGTACTATCGGCTATTTGAATTATTGATCCAGGACGTAAAGAGGCTCCAATGTTCCCTGCACTAAACCCCAAAAGATTGCCTTCGTGGTTTTCGGAGTACAGCACCCATTTGCCTAGTCTTCTAGCCTGTGCTCGGGAAGTACAACCTATAGCGTTTAGGGAGATTTCTTTATATCCGTACTTCAGTAACGCGTCATGATCTTCTACATACTCTACTACCCTACTATATCCCTCAGATGGGTCATTCCAAGTAACTAATGCTACACTTTTTCTTGCGGATAACTGACTACCACTGTAAGAGAAACTACCGTCAACCACATTAGCATTTGTGAACAGCATCTCAGGTGATTCAGGGTGGTCATACGTAAAGGATAATACATTACCTGACCAATACGCCATACCCCGGAATATCTTAGTCATATCTTTGACTACACTAAGAGCTTCCTTTCTAGAGGTTATAAGCATGTTACAAGTGTATCGAGGCTCCCATGTACCAAACCCATCAGGGACTAACTCATCACAGTACTGAGCTATTCTAAATAGCTCCCACACATCTATCATGTCAGGGCTTATGTACTTACCTAATCCATATCTGGAGTTTGTTAATAGGTCATAGAAACACCATGCTGGGTTATCAGACCAAGCCACGTCAAACGACCCATCCCACAACTGCCCATTAGGCTTATGGTACGTACGTGATTCTGGACTATAGAAGTTTGATGAAGGTACTTTTATTTTTAGTAGCTTTAGGTCGTATGATCTAGCTGGTACATTTGCAAAGTACTCGGAGTTTATATTTAGTGCAAAAATCGCTGAGTTAGGATAAGTTAGCTTATCGTACGTTATAGCGAAGATTTGTCTTAACCTAAAGGTACTCTTTTGTTTTATATCGCTTTCTTCATCGTCTATATCATCTGCACTAAGTCTCTCAAGACGCACATAAATATGCTTACCTTGGTACTCCTCAGGTATATCAATAGTCACAGCTTTATTGTACTTAGACAGTGTCTTGCCAACAATACTATCTTCAACCCGAGTAACCCAGCCTGAATACTGTGTTCTTAAAGAAATTCGATAGTTTACGAAATGGCCGTAAATATCCCCAGTATCTTTATTACTCTCTACCAAGGAGTCTACACTTACCACCACTTTAATAGCATCAAGTACTTTAGTATTGAAAACAGTCTGGGTGGTAGGTCTATCCTTCTTTACTATGACATCATAGGATGTACCTGATTGGATTGGGAAGTTCTTTAATCCATTCTGGTGTTGTGTGCCTTCTAGTAAATCATAAGAAAAATCAGTAAAGTTGTATGAACCGTCTGATTCCTTTAGTGGGACACCATCTAAGTATATATCTTCCTCGCCCCTCTCATTTCCATGATAAAACCCCTCAATCTCGCCTTCGCAAAGTAAGTCTAGTACATTAGCGAAGGATTGAGATTTTAGAGTATTTGGGGCTTCAGTACCACTTCCCCCACTTTTACCACCACCTCTACCAATTATTAGTTTAGACATTATTTACTCTCTATTATTAAGATTATTCAGCAGGCTTAACGTGTAAGGTTCCTACTACAACTAGCTCTGGGCTACCATTTACTTCTATGTACTTTAAGGGGGCTAGTATGCCTTGATCTATATCTATAGCTGCGGAAACTACCACGCTACCAATCCTCATTCTTCCATACCCTACAGGAACGGGTGCACCCTGTTTTGTGACATTCACTGGACCACTAAACATAGTAGAGCTGTTATCAGCTATCTCATCTTGGTCTTCTTGCATCAAGGCTGTGATACCACCCGCAATAAGGGAGTAACCTACACCCATCGCCATATTTGATAGAAACCCCTGAACTCCTACTGCTGCAGCTCCTCCGGAAGCTATTACGACACCTACTATTACTGCTCCAAGGAGTATCTGTCCTAAAGGATCTTTTCCTTCCCCAGCACCTTCAAGTACAGGTACGATCTTAACTATTGAAGACTCTCCTATAGGCGTTAGGGATATATTGTCTGAAACTAGATGCGAGTTATCAATTAATACTTTGTACTGTCGGTTATCTTTTATCATCTCAGAAGTAAAGGTGGGGAAGTTCGCATTCAGTGCCCGTATTATTTCCGGAAAACTAGATACTCGGAAAAAGATTTTATCAGTGAAACTATCCCTCAAGTGTCCGTATAGTCTAACTTCTGTCATTGTGCCTCCAAATACTATGTGTACACTTCCACCAGTACCCACCATAAGGGTCTACCTTAGATAGTCTGTTGTCCAAGTGATGTAGTATTTTTCCGTCCCCTATATAGACAGCTGCATGATTCGCTACTTTAGAGCGTATTTGCATCAATACTACGTCGTGTTCCTTAAGTTCTTTGACTCTGTGGAACCCCCACTTCTCCGCGCTATCTACGTACAGGTTCATGTCTGGCTCATTCCACCAGTCTTCTGGCCTATACGGGTCTTCCAAAACTATACCTAATTCTTTATTGTAGTAGTCTCGGACTACAGTAAAGCAATCAAGAATACCGTAAACAAAAGGTCTTCCCTCAAGAGGAAGATTTGCATAGTTTTCGGGCTCTATGGTAGAGTAAGTACCATCTAAAGTGTTTATCACCACCCAAGGAATGTCACCTCTATTGCAAGACTTTACATCAAATTCACTAGGAAGGCAGTTGTCTTTGTGCGAGTGGATAACCGATAAAATTTTACCTCTATCCGCTGCTTTTACATAGTCTTTTGGGTCAAGTATAAACTCGTTCTCAGGGTCTGTAGAAATGTTATTGCAGGGTACATATTCTGCGGTGGTTCCTACTTGGATTACCAAGCCACAAGACTCTTTAGGAGCCACTGCTCTAGCGTGCAATAATGCTGGATTTATAAAACTCATCAAGAAACTCCTGCAGCTGGAAATCCGCCAAATGGTAGAGGCTTACCTTCACCAAATCTAAGGGCACAACTCTTGAGCCTCTTACCACAGTTATCGCTCTCTGCATGCTGAGTTTTCACATCTAGATCGGTCGCAACAGGCATACCGGTATACGAACACTCTGTACTTCTGTACTCCCAAGAGCACAAGTTTTGTAGTACTTGTCTTCTTGGTAGTTGTACACCTTCTATATCCCAAGCCGCTACTAGTTCGAATTCTACCTGAAGTTTGTTTTCAAGTACTTTTCTATTTACTTTGTATACGTCGGGAGCTAGTTCGGCCGTAGCGTCATAGGAAGGGTTCACTCCTGACGCAAAGTTTGCAGGGTCCAAGTACTTAGCAAAAGTCCTTCTGCGTGTAACCTTCGCGCCTAACAATTCGTCGAATAATTCTATATAAGTACTAATTATGCTCATAACGTTAGCCACTACTAATCTAGGTCTGGGTAATTGCCCTTGAGGGTTTAATTCAAAACCATCTGCTAGTATTGGGAGAGGTTGGTACCTGTTCCCTTGCCATACCACTTGAGAGGTTATATCATTAAGACCACTGTGGAAAAATACTATAGCTTCAGAACTTAGAACAGATATAAGTACACGACCCTCGAACAGGTTGGGAGGTGTAAATTGTATTGTATCATTAAACTTTCTAACTACTGTACCCTGATTAGCTGTAAGGTTTATTATATTACCTCTAGGTGATATAATCTCAAGTACAGTATTTGGCTCCATATAGTAATCCTGTCCTGTGAAATTAACCCCAACATCTACTGCTATATCAGTACGAATATCGGGGGATAATCCCAAGTTTCTAAAGTCAAGCTCGTAAAGCGTGACCATAGAAGTTGGCTCAAGAGAACTAAGGGTATCTATTAGGTCCGATCTAGTACTTGGGTTTATGTGGGCCATTAGACAAATACCTGCTCAAAAGTACAATTAAGTGACTTATGGATAGGGGAACCAACGTTACTGCTCCAGGTAGAGCAGACTACTGTGTACTCCACCAATTCATCTGGAGGAGTCCACAAGAAGTGTCGGCTGCCTTTCTTATCAATAAGGAAGGCTTCCATACTATTAATGACTTCGTACCGCCTATTATTAAAGGACAGGTCCCAAGTATACTTAGTATTATTTATACCGTTTGGGGTACGTTGTATGTATCCGTCCCCAAACTCTATGGCCTTAATTCTAGTACTAGCCTGCTTGGAGTACCCAGTAGAGGGCACAAACCAATCTGAACCGTCAAGTGCAATGTATTCAAAAACATCTGCCATCTTTAACCTCTATTTAGTAGACCACCAGGTCTAGATTGTTTCATAAGTTCTTGCTGCACAATAGAAGCTATTATTTTGCCTGTATTGGCCGCACCCGAGTTATCACTAGTAGCCGTAGTACTGGTCTTTCCAGAGCCCTCTACACTAACACTAACGTTAACGTTGTTGGTAACGCCCTTTCCACCACCTTCTGGTAGACTCATAACTACAGGGATGTTTTTACCATCTGGTAAAGGTACAAAAGCTTCTGCTCCTGCTTCCCCGAAAGTTGCATGAGTAGGTCTATTTACTACACCGCCTCGTGCGTGTTTTACTTCTGGGTAACCACTACCTGTAGAAGGTAGTGCAACACCCATGCCACCAAGACCTATCTGAATTGCCTTCATGATATACATCTTAGCTATCATCTTAGCCATATCTGCCAAGATACTAGCAGTCATTCGTCCGAAGGATTCTGCAGTCAAGTCTCCAGCAGCTATCAAATCTACAAAGCTATCTGCAAACTTATTAGAACCTGCAATAAGTCCATCAGCGAAAGTTTCTTCGATTGACTTAAGGTTCTTACCAATTTCCTGAGCAGCGGTATTCCATGCCATAGAAACTGATGCTGGGTGATCTATCTGTGCTTGCGCAGTATCTGCGTTCACACCTTCTTGCTTCCCAAATGCAGTTTGCGCATTACTCAGACTGGCCTGTTTTAGTACTTGTAGTTCATTTTGAGCCGTGGCCAGAGCAGCCTCAAGAGCAGCTACACCTTCTGGGGTAACGTCTGTATTAGCTATACCACCCTCTAGGGCTGCAATTTGTGCTCTCACAGCTGCCTGTTGTACTAGTAAAGCGTTTTCTTCGGCAGTAGAAGCAGCAGCAATTTCACGTCTTCTTAGTGCATCTTCTTC